TTGATCGCGTCGAACAGCCGGCTGACATCGTCCTCCGCGGGATCACCCGCGGCCACCCCGAGGTGGTCGCGGAAGACCTCGTACTCGATGACGGGCGGCATGCGCTACTCGCCCAGGACGACCGGCACGCCCGGCGCCGTCTCGGGGACGGACGTCGGCTCGTCGGCCAGATCGGGCTCGGTCTCGGGCTCGCTCGCCTCCGGGGTCTCCGGAGCCGGGGAGCCGGCCGCAGCCGGCTGCGGGGCCGGCTTGGCCTTCCCGCCGCCGCGGCGCCCGCCGCTCGGCAGGTCCGCGATGCCGATCACGCCCGGCTCGCCCGGCGCCGTCTCGGGGACGGACGTCGGCGAAGAGGCGTGCTTGACGGCGGGGTCGGCGAGCAGGATCGCGGCCGTTGCCGGATCGACCTCGAAGACCTCGCCCCGGAGGACCCTGCGCTTCGCGCCGGATCCGTCGCGGAACGAGAGGTCGGCGCCCCCCTCGTAGCGAAGTGTCGTGGGTGCCATCGTCGGGCCCGGCCTACGCGGCCATGCCGTAGATGTCGACGATCCCGTCGTCCTCCTCGATGATCGGATCGTCGTCGAGGAAGATCGCGTAGAAGCGCTTGTCCTGGCGGATCGCCTCGCGGCCCTCGACGGTCCGGCGGATCCGGATGTCCCGCGTGTTGACCACGAGGAACTGCCGCGCGTTCGCGAGCAGGATCCGGGTGTTCGGCAGCGACGGGATCGTCTGGATCGCGATGCCGTGGGGCGTCCGGCCGCTCTGGCCGAGGAGCGCGGCGTCGCCGGCGGCGGTGGCCCGGCCCGTCAGGTACTCGAGCCAGCGGCTCTCGTTCGTCGGGCTCATGAACCAGCGCATGAGGTCGGCCTGGGCCTTGTACTTGTCGGGCAGCGCCTGGTACCCGTCGAAGAAGTGGTCCTTGGCGATCGCCCCCCCGTTGACGGCGCCGCCGTTGAGGCGGTGGGTCGTCGTCGAGGCGGCGAGCTGGGCGAGCCAGCCCGTGTTCTGCGAGAGGAACGCGTCGCCGCTCGTCTCGTCGCCGTTGAAGTGGAGATCCTCGAGGTCGCGCCCGAGCTGGCCGGTCATGAGGCTCATGAGGTGGTCCTCGAGCCCCTCGCCCTCGATGTTCTCCTCGAAGACCTCTTCCTCGACCTCCCAGTCGAGCCGGCTGCGGACGCAGGTGTAGTTCACCTCGCCGAACGTCGGCTTCTGGAGCGTCGCGTCGTCGACGCCCGGGGTCTTCTTGCGCAGGAGCCGGCCGCCGATCCCGATCTTCGCGATCGAGCCGGTCTTCGCCCGCCGGCGCTCGTTGCGCTGGAGGGCGCTGAACGGCGTCGCGAGGTAGACCTGGTCGAGGAATGCGTTCGCCTGCTCGGCCGCCAGGAGGCCGGAGGCGGTGATGAAGTCGCCGGTCCCGATCGGCCCGGCGGCCTTGCGGAGGAGGTCCGCGCCCGACATGCCCATGGATCGCTTCTCCTTCTCGCCCGCTGCCGCGAGCGGCTGTTCCTGGCTAGCCGTTCGCCGCCAGGCGGGCGAACTCGATGAAGGCGCGTGCCTTGCCGGTCGTCGCGTCGGCCGCGCCGGGCGTGTAGTAGACGTACACGTCGGTGTCGGCCGCGAGAGCCGCGAACGGAAGGCCCGGGGTCGCCTGCCCGTAGACGCCGGGCGTCCCCTCGGTGACGGTCGCGACGAAGTCGTCCGCCGTGGCCGCGGCGATCGCGCCGTAGCCGACCGTCAGGAGATTGCTGGTCCCCGCGTTGAAGGCGGTGAGAACCTCGACCCAGGCGTTGAGGATCACGGCCCCCGCGGGGAGCGTCGCGATCAGCTGGCGCGCCGCGGCGGCCGAGAACGTGATCTCGGCCTCGGCGATGCTCGTGGCGCCCGCCGCGCCGGCATGATAGGGGCGGGTCCGCTGGGATCCGGCCATCGGTCTGGACTCCTTCTGCCGTTACGGCGTGATGAGGCCGGCCGTGCGGAGCTCGGCCAGCAGCGCGTTGAACTGGGTCTTGAGCTCGGCAACGGTCGCGATGAGGGCATCGCGGTGGGCCGCCGTGTCGTAGGCCCCGGCCGTCGCGCCGGTGCCGCCGGCGGGGGTCGTCCCCGCGACGTCGGCGACTGCCGCGACCGGGACGGCGAGCGCGAGGGCGCCCATCCCGTCGACGGCGGTCTGGAGCTCCTCGATGAGGGTGACGACGTCGTAGGCTCGCCCGTCGGGCGACGACCGTCCGGAGGCGGTCGGGGTCGTGAGCGGCATCTCAGAAGATCCCGGCCCAGCGGCTCTTCTTCACCGGGCTGCCGTCCTGGCCATCGAGGCTGGCGCGCTCGCCGGGCCGCTTCTCGACCGCCTCGAGGCGGTCGGCGATCTTGGCGACGGCCTCGGCGACCGAGGCGAGCGTGAGCTCGTCCTCCTCGCCCTTCGCGACGGGCTCGGGTGCGGCGCCGGGGGCGGCCTTCTCGAGCGGCTCGATCCGGGCGATGAGCGGTTCCTGCGCCTTGGTCACGGCCTCGCTGACGGCCGCGACGAGCTCGGACTTCTCCACGTCTGCCTCCTCGGCCGTCTCGGCCGCGTCGTCTGCCTGCGCCTCCGCCACCTCGGCGAGCACGCTGTTGAGCGCCTCGGCGGCCGCGCTCAGGCGCTCCATCCGCGAGCCGCTGATCTTCCGCCCGACCTTGCGCACGAGCGCATCGAGCGAGCCCCGCGCGCGGGCCGACGGGCTCGCGTCGCGCTTCGTCACCCCGCTCGCCATCGCGGCGAGCAGGTATGCCTTGAACTCGTCGAGGTCCTGGGCGACGAGCGCCTGCTTGGCCTCGATCGGGAGCGCCTGGCCGTTGTCGTCGACCGCGTAGATCGCCGACCAGAGCGCGTCCTCGAGCGTGTACCAGGAGTCGTAGAGCGCGTCGCGCAGCTCCGCTCCCGCGACGATCTCGGCGAACGTCATGACCTTCGCGACGGGCTCGGACTTGCCCAGGACGAGGTCGGCCGCCTTGCGCAGCCAGCCCGCGATGCCCGCCGGCGTCTGGTCGGCCGGCGGGGCCGGTAGCGTCATCGCATCCTCCTCGGCGTCGCGCTTGAGGAGCGCGAACGTCCGCTTGTTGGCGCCCTTGTCCACCAGGCTGACCTGGCGGATGCGCATGTCGGTCAGGCGCTGGCTCACTCGAAGATCCTCGTGCCGGAGCCGCCGACGCTGAAGGCGGCGAGCTCGCCCTTCTCGATCCGGGCCCAGACCTCGGGATCCGGGTAGTGCATGGCCATGACCCAGGAGCCGGCCTTGACGAGCTGGACGCGATCGCCCTCGCCGAGCGCGAAGTCGACGGGGGCGACGAAGCTCTCGACGGGCGCCCCGACCGCCGGCCCCTCGTCGTGCATGAGGTCGGCCCATGCCTCGCCCTTCGCGACCGCCTCGAGGAAGTCATGGGCGGCGAGCTCGATGTCGGTGGCCGTGTACCAGTCGCCCTGGCTATCCGGGTCGCCCTCGGTCCGCGGCTCGAGGACGACGCCGTAGGCGATCTGGCGGGCCGGGTCGGCCTTGACGATCCGGGCGGCCACGCTGAACGTTTCGCGGGTCATCGGGCGACGACCGGCCCGAACGCGCGCTGGCAGTTCGGGTGGCTGATCGGGTAGTCGTTCGCCTCGTCGAGCGTCCGCGTCGAGCCGTCGGCAAGGTCCGGATCGTCGTGCTCGGTCCAGCCGCATTCGGGCCCGTCGAAGACCTCGACCGCGTCGACCAGCCCGGAGTCCTCGTAGCCCGCGAGCGAGGCCGCGTTGTAGGCGTTCGCCGTCTCGGTCAGGGCGATCGTCTGGGCGCGCGCCCCGGCCGCCCCGTCGGGCGTCGATGCCCAGCCCTCGACGAGCTCACGCAGGCCCGCGAACCCATCGTCCGCGACGCCCGCGACGAGCTGGTCGACGCTGTAGCCGCGGTCGATCGCCTCGGCGACCTTCGAGCGGAGGAGCTCCCGGCTCTGGTCGTTGATCCGGCGGACCTCGGTCGCGACCCGGTCCATGACGCCCTTCACGCCGCGGGCGTTGAGATCGAACCGGAGCTCGACCGCGAGCTGCTCGCCGACCGCCCCGTAGGCCGCCTCGCCGAACGTCGTATACCAGCGGGCAAGGACGGTCTCGAGCTCGTCGTCCTCGACCGTCCAGTCGACGTTCCTATCGGGATCCCAGCTGATCGCGACCGCCTTCGAGACGCTCTCCGCGATCCGTTCGGCCATCGCGCTGAAGTAGTCGGCGAGGTCGGCGGAAAAGGCCGCCTGGGACTCGGCGAAGAGGGCGTCCCGCCGGCGGATCGCCGCGGGCAGGGCGACCTTCGCGAGCCTGCCGCGGGCGAAGACGAGGAGCTCGTCGACCAGGTCGATCGCCGTCTCGCGCGGGAGGAGCAGGGCGGTCACGCGGCGGTCCTCAAGCCGGCGAGGACCTCGAGCTGCTTGCGGATCCGACCGAGCTCGACGACCTCACCGGAGAAGCGCTTCGTCAGGAGCCCTGCGTCGATCGCGTTCCCGCCGAAGCCTCCGAACGATGGCGCCGGCTGTGGTCGCTGGTCGACGTAGAGCTCGCCCGCGGGGTCGGTCCGCTCGGGCAGATCGAAGTACCGGGCCGCCCAGGCGGGGGTCGCAGCGCCCATGTCGATGAACGCCTTCGCCTTCTCGACGTCGCGCATCTCGTTGCGGGTGTCGAGCTCGGCTGCCTTGATCGCGACGTCGTCGATCGCGAGGCCCTTCGCGCCGAGGAGCGCCCGGGTGAGCCGCTGCTCCCAGGTCTCCTGACGCGGCTGGACGATCGAGTCGAGGTAGATCTGGGTCATCTCCTCGGCCGTCGCGCCACCGAGCGAGCCCAGGATCGGCCAGCCGACCCGATAGGGCGGCATCCCGTGGGCGATGCAGATCTCAAGCGCGTTGTCCTGCTTGTAGAGCCGGAAGCTCGCGTCCTTGACGTCGGCCGAGAGGCGCTCGAATGTCACCTTGACCTGCGTCGCGTCGTCGCCGGGGATCCCCGGCACCGGGATGACGAGCGTCCGGTGGGGGTCGCCCTTGAGCTGGCGGAAATGTTCGAGGATCTTCTCCTCGAAGTCGGGGCTCACGTCGGCGCCCTCGATGACGACCGCGTAGGAGGGGACCGCGTTGTTGTCGAAGAAGCGGATGTTGAACTCGGCCTGGGCGCGCCAGCCAGCGATCGCCGAGAGGGCGGGGATGTGGTCGGGTAGCCCGTAGTAGGAGCTGCGCGGGGTGTAGTTGCGGATGACGATGAGCTCATTCCCGACGAAGTCGCCCGAGACGCTCCGGGCCGACCAGCCGCCGCTCTTCCGATCGACCGTGCCCGGAAGGCCGAAGCGCTTGAACCAGACGGTCTTGCCACCCCGCTTCTGGGCGAAGCGCCGCCCATCGGCATGGGCGCGGACGGTGTGGGCCGGGACGTGCCAGAGGCCGTCGAGCTCGCCCTGGGCGTTCCGGCTGACCTCGAGGACGGCCCAGCCGATCGATTCGAAGTCCTGAGCCGCCTGGACGACGCGCTGGGTGAAGCTCTCGTCGCCCCGGGTGTCGTCCTCGACGGCGGTCAGGAACTCGGCCCACCGATCGGCCGCCTGCTGGCTCACGTCGGCGCCATCCGCCGTCGAGCGCAGGATCATTCCCCGGCCGACGACGTCGGTCGCCTTCTGCTTCGCACAGCGGGCGTGGAGCGTGTTCGCCTCGAGCATGCCGGCGAGCTGGTCGAGGTCGTAGAGCGGGCGGACGAGCCCGCCCTCGCCCTCGACCGCGTAGGTGAACGGGTCGTCGGGCAGCTGCGCGCTCTCCGACGCGGCCTTGCGGATCGTGCCGTCGTCCATGATCCAGAGCGTCGTGAGGGTCGGGCGGCTCATGCGGCCTTCGCCTCCGGCGCGCCGAGGACACGCCCGTGGGCCCGTCGGCGGAGGAGCCAGGCGAGGCCGATGGCGATGACGTCGTCGTCATGGCTGCCCTCGGCCGCCTCGGCCCGGCCGCGCTCGTTCTCCTGGAACGTCGCGCACTGGTCGAGCGTGCCCGCGTCGTGGAGGGCGAGGGCATCGGTCCTGAGCGATGCCGCGAGCTGGTCGACGAGGAGCGTCCGCGCCTCCTCGGTCGAGAGCCAGCCGAGCCGGTGGTCGCGACCGCGGTAGAGGACGTACGGCGCGCCGGGCTTCCAGAGCTGCTCGAGGCGGACCCGGACGGCATGCCCGTGGTTGTTCCGCTCCCAGGCGAGGACGACCGGCGTCCGGTTCGCCGGTGAGGCCAGGGCGCCGTAGCGACGCGCCAGGCGGTCGAGCTTCTCGGCGAAGACCTCGGGTGCCCAGCGGCCGCGGAGGACGGCGACCTGCTCCCCCCGATAGCGCTCGTCATCGCCCCAGATCCGGACGACCGAGGCGCTCGACCAGTCGGACGAGGCGAGGCCCTCGGCGGGGTCACCGGCGACGATGTAGCGCCCATCGAGGACGGGCTCGCGGTAGATGACGAGTCCGGGCTCGACGATCACGCCCGGCTCGGTCCCCTGGCGGGTGAGGTCCTCGGCCCGGAAGACGGGGCGGCCGGTGAGCTGGATCGCCTCGACGTCGTCCTCGGGGTATTCCTGGGCGAAGTCGCCGTCGGAGAGCTGCTCGAGCTCGGCCCGCGCCTGCGACCGCCAGCCCGGGCGCTGGCGGTCGGGATGGGCGGAGGCCGGGACGAAGACGGCCCGCCAGCCGTTCGGGCCCCGGC